CCTCGGGGCGCTTGGATCACCAGTACTACTACTAGAGCATCCGCGTCGACCAGGCCCACCTGGAATCGGTCGTCCTGGACCGCATTCTCGACGCCTGGATGGCCGAGGCCGTGAAGGTGTACCCGGAACTGGCCGGGCTGGAGGAATGGCCCCACCAGTGGTTCTGGGACGGCCACGAGCATGTTGACCCCCAGAAGGAAGCATCCGCCCAGGCCCAGCGCCTGGCCTCCAACACCACCACGCTGGCCTCCGAGTACGCCAAGCAAGGCAAGGACTGGGAGACGGAGCTGCGCCAGCGGGCCAAGGAAGTGGCCTTGATGAAGGAATTGGGGCTGACGGTGGCGCAGGCCGCGCCCGCAGGTACGCAACCGACCGACCAGGAGCCCAAGAAGGACGAGGACGATGGTGACGAGCAAGAACAACCCAAAGCCGCCTGAGCGCTCAGGCTCCGCCGAGGCTACGCCGGGCAAGCTGGACCTGACCGCCGCGATGGAGATCGACATCGCCGGAGCGGCCGGCCCGGACGGCAAGCCGCCGCTGCCGCGCTTCAGCATGGTCGCCTACACCGGCGGGCCGATGCGGATCGCCGGCTGGCGGTGTCCGGTCATCGTGGACCTGGCCGGGCTGGCCATCCCCAGCCAGAACCGGCCCATCCGTTTCGGCCACGACGCCAACTCGGGCGTCGGCCACAGCGACTCCATCGCCGTGCGCGATGGTCGGCTGGTGGCCGCCGGGGTGATCTCGCGCGACACCGCCGCCGCGCGGGAGGTGGTGGCCTCGGCCAGGAACGGCTTCCCCTGGCAGGCGTCCATCGGGGCGGCCGTGGAGCAGTACGAGTTCGTGAAAGAGACCCAGACCGTTCTCGTGAACGGCCGGGAGTTTACCGGGCCCGTGAACGTCGTCCGGAAGGCGACGCTGGGCGAGATTTCCTTCGTGGATATGGGGGCCGACGGCAACACGTCGGCCAGCGTGGCCGCCAAGGCCAGTCAGGAGAAAGACATCATGACCGACACGACCGCAACCGTGGACACCAAGCAGGACACCCCCGTAACGGCGACCGCCGGCAAGGAGGCCCCGCCCGCGGCGGCCGCGCCGCCCATCCAGGCGCAGGCGACGGCCGCCAGCGCGCCCGACGCGGTCATCGCCGCCGATCCCGTGGCGGATATGCGCATTCGCGTCGCGGCTGAGCAGGAACGGATCGCCGCCGTGCAGAAGGTCTGCGGCGACGACCATGCCCAGATCTGCGCCCAGGCCATCAAGGAAGGCTGGGACGTGACGCGGACCGAGCTGGAGGTGCTGCGCGCCGAGCGGCCCAAGGCCCCTTCGGTCCAGGTGCCCGACAACACCGTCACCGGCGGGGTGCTGGAGGCGGCCTGCATGTTGACGGCTGGGCTGCACAACGTGGAAAAACTCCACGACGCCAAGACGCTGGATCTGGCCGACAAGCGGTTCAATGGCGGCATCAGCCTCCAGGAGTTGCTGCTGGAGGCGGCTTGGGCCAACGGCTACACCGGGCGGAGCTTCCGCGACACGCGGAACATCCTGCGGTTTGCCTTCACGCAGGACGTCCACGCCGAAGGCGCCTTCTCCACCATCGACGTGGGCGGCCTGCTGTCCAACGTCGCCAACAAGTTCCTCCTGGAGGGCTTCTTCAGCGTGGAGCGGGCATGGCGGAACATCTGCGCCATCCGCAACGTCAATGACTTCAAGACGGTTACGTCCTACCGCCTGATCGGCACCGACCAGTATGAGCCGGTGGCCCCCGGCGGCCAGCTCAAGCACGGCACGCTGGGCAACGAGAGCTACACCAACAAGGCCGACACCTTCGGCCTGATCCTCTCGGTGGACCGCCGCGACATCATTAATGACGATTTGGGCGCCATCACCACGGTGCCGAGGAAGTCCGGCCGGGGTTCGGGCCTGAAGATCAACGACATCTTCTGGACCATCTTCCTGGCCAACAGCAGCTTCTTCACCGCCGGGGCGAAGAACTACCTGTCCGGCGCGGCCACCAACCTGGGCATGGACAGCCTGACGCTGGCCGAGCAGACCTTCATGGACCAGGTGGACAGTGACGGCAAGCCCATCGGCATCATGCCCGCCATCATGCTGGTGCCCACGGCGCTGTCCGCGCTGGGCACGCAGCTCTACAAGGCCACCGAGATTCGGGACAACACCGCCAACAAGGGCGCGTACCCGACCAACAACCCGCACACCGGCAAGTACCGCGTCGAGGTCAGCCGTTACCTGGCCAACGCCAAGTACACCGGCTACTCGGCCAAGGCGTGGTATCTGCTCTCCGACCCGGCCGACCTGCCGGTGATCGAGGTGGCGTTCCTGAAGGGCCAGGAGTCGCCCACCATCGAGACGGCGGCGGCGGATTTTGATGTGCTGGGTATCGAAATGCGTGGATACCATGACTTCGGGGTCAGCCTCCAGGACAACCGGGGCGGCACCAAGGTCAAGGGCGAAGCGTAGACGGCAGGCACCCGTAGCCCGTAGTCCGGAATCCGCAGCAGCCAAGATAACCGCAAGACAGGAGCAGCGAACATGGCGAACTATGCGAAGTACGTGAAGGGCGACGACACCATCGACTACACCCCCTCGGCCGACGTGGCCGCCGGGCAGGTGGTGGTCCAAGGCGACCTGGTCGCCGTCGCCAAGACCCCGATCAAGGCCACTGTGCTGGGCGCGCTGGCGGCGGAGGGTGTCTTTGACTTCCCCAAGGCCACCGGCGGCGGTTCGGGCCTCGCGGTCGGGACCACGCTGTACTGGGATGCCGTCAGCAACGTGGCCACGGCCACGTCGGTGGGCAACAAGCAATTGGGCAAGTCGGTCCAGGCGGCCTCCGACGATGACATCACCGTCCGCGTGCGGCTGGACGGCATCGCCTCGGTCGCCAACAACCCGCTCACGGCCAACATCGCCGACCCCGGCAACGCCGCGGCGATCCCGGTGACCGCCAGCGGCCACGTGGACATCGTGACCACGGCGGCCCAGACGCGGACGCTGGCGGCGCCTTCGTTTGCCGGCCAGCAATTGCTGGTCTCGATGAAGACTGACGGCGGCGATTGCGTCATCACCTGCGCCACCACGGTCAATCAGACCGGCAACAACACCGTCACCCTCAATGACGCCGGCGACGCGGTGCTGCTGGTCGCCAAGGTCAACGGTGCCAACCTGCGCTGGTCGGTCGTCGCCAACGACGGCGCGGCTCTGTCCACGGTGTAGCCCATGGGCGATCTCTTGGAGAACGCCGCGGCCTGGCTGGGTGACATGCGGGCAAGATTCTTGTCCCGGCCAGTGACCTATAGCCGCGCCGCCGCCAGCGTGCCGGTCGCCGCCGCCGTCGGCAGGACGGAGTTCGCCGTGGACGACGGTTACGGCGTGGTCGAACGGTGGGAGTCGCGGGACTTCCTGATCGCCGCCCGCGACCTGGTGCTGGGCGGGACGGTGGTGCTGCCCGCCGCCGGCGACAGGGTTAGCGAGACCCAGGACGGCAAGGTGTTCGTGTACGAGGTGATGGCCCCGGGCAAGGAGCCGTGTTGGCGGTACAGCGACCCGTACCGCCGGACGTTGCGGATACACACCAAGCAAGTGGCGATGGAGTAGGCGATGAGCCCCAGTGAGCAATACAAGACGGTGTGCAAAGGCGAGTTCGCTTCCGTCCACACCAAGCTGGACCGGATGGATGAGGCGATTCGCGGCAACGGCAAGCCGGGAATCCAGCTTCGGCTGGACCGTCTGGAAACCTCTCATGCCGCCCGGGCGCGGCTGTTGTGGCTGATCGCGGGCGCGGTGGTGACGTTGGCGGCCGGCGGCCTGTGGCGTGTGATCTTTGGAGCCTAGGACATGGTCAGGAAGTGGATCAACTCGGCGGATGTGGAGGTCGGCGACGACGGCCGGCTGGGTGTGAACACCGGCGACGCCGGCACGGGCGCGCCGTGTACCTACCGCTGGGCCACGGGGACCGACGCCAACGCCGATCCCGACGGCAGGCCGGCCATGCCGGACCGCGCCTGCGGCGTGGTCACGCTCTCCTGCGGGGCCAAGGTGGACGGGGATACCAAGCTCCCCGTCGGCGGGGCGATGGTGGAGTTCCTCGATGGCGCCCGGTCGTTGGGCAGCTTCTTCGTCCGCTCCGGCGACGGCGACCGCTTCCCCCTGGCCTTGCCCGCCGGGGTGACGATCCAGGCCCGCAACCTCACGGCGGGTGTCAACTTCAGCGACCTGATCGTGCAGGTGCGGTGATGAACGGACCCCGACATTGGGCCATTGCCCCGCCGCCGGCGGAACCACCGCCGCTCGTGCTGCCGGAATTGTACCTGGACCTGGGCAACATATACCTGTCCGGGTCCAGCGGCTACACGCTGGCCACGCCGCAGCGGCCCGGCCCGGCGGCATACCCCAATTGGGTACACCTGACCGCCAGCGTTACCGCCGGCTACGGGAGCGCATCCATCGGCTTCGGTGCCGCCCCCAAGCTGGATATCAGCGGGGTGGGCGGCTACGCCTCGCAGGGGTATCTGATCTGGAATCTCGACAGCCGGACGTTCGACGGGTTGGTGCTGCCGTCCACTATGTACGGCTCGTGGAACTTCGGCGGCACGCCGCTGTCGGTGGCGCAGCAGGTGGCCATCCTGCAAGCCTGCATCGCCGCCAACAACAGCACCCAAACCTTGAACATCTCCTCCGGCGACAGCCTGACGGATGCGGTCGCGGGCGCCAGTAATGACGCCTTCCCGCTCCTGACGGGCGCGTGGTCGGCGTACACGGGCTCTAGCAACAGCACTATCCGAGCGGCCTTCGAGAAGTCCGACGGCGTGAACACCTGGTACGTGTGGTGGTCGTCCAACGCCTCGCGCTGGGTGGTCACGCGGAACATCGGCACCCCGCCCGGCGGCGACGGCAACGTGCCGGGCTTCACGGGGCCGGAAGGCTGGGGAATGACCGGCGACTTCACCGGCGGAGGGGTTCTCTCGGACGTGGTTACGTCCACGCCGGGCGAGGGGTTGCCCACCAGCCCGTGGCGGCCGACCGGCGAGGGTCCGTACTGGGATGCCGCAAGCAACTGGGCGGCCTGGTGGGACAGCGACAACGACCAATGGGTGATCGCCCCCAGCGTTGGGGCGCGGCCCAGCGCCGAAAGCGGCAGCGAAGTACCCGGCTGGGTCCGGGCCAGTGAAGACATGGCCGGCGAATACACCGCCGTCTATCCGCCCCAGATCGGGCCGGTGACGCTGACCCGAACGGTCACACACGCCGGCGGGACGCTTCACCTGACGCGGAGCGACACGGGCGGCGGCGCTGCCCCGGTTGACCTGGTGGAGCAACTCCGGGCCAGGAACTACACCGTCTCTTATCACAGCTAGGGAGCATCGACGTGCGGACAATCGAATCCCAGAACGGTGCGGCCAAGGAATCGCGCTTCGACGACGGCGCGACCTGGACGCTGGTGCATGACGGGGCGCGGGTGCTGCTCTTGACCCCGCCCGGCACGGTGAACAGCACCCCGGCGGCCAACACGATGCTGGCGGGAACCAAGACGGAACTTGAGGCCGAGATTGTCCGGCTGGGATTGCAGAGGGCTTGAACTTGTCAGTGTTGACCGACATCGCCGACGCCGTGGTTGCGGAGTTGAACGCCGCCGCCAAGCCCGTTGCGGACCAACCGCCCCCGGAAGGCGGGTACATCTTCGACCATGCATTCACCGCCGAGCGGACGTATCTGCCGGTCTTCGACCTGGCGGAGATGAAGGACTTGCACGTGACGGTGGTCCCCAAGGGCCTCTCGACCAGTCCCTTCGGCCGGGGCAGCAGCCAGAGCGACTACGCCCTCGACATCGGCGTCCAGAAGAAGCTCTCCGGCACCGCCGCGGCGGATATCGACCCGTTGATGGCCCTGGTGGAGACGATAGGCCGCTTCTTCCGGCAGCGCCGGCTGGCGAGCTACCCCGAGGCGGTATGGGTCAGGACGGAGCATCCGCACCTGTACGCCCCGGAGCATCTGTCGGAGCTGCGGCAGTTCACCAGCGTGTTGACGTTGACCTTCCGGGTGATTGCATGATTGGGCTCAGACTCGACAAGTCGTGGTTCTTTGACCGGCCCAAGGTGCAGCGGGCCGTGGGCGACGCCACGCGGAGAGTGCTGAGCAAGTTCGGCGCGTTCGTGCGGACTGCGGCCCGGCACTCCATCCGCAAGCGGAAGGCGGTATCGCAGCCGGGCAATCCGCCCAGCAGTCACACGGGATTGCTGCGGAACCGCATCTACTTCGCCTATGACCCGGCGCGGCAGAGCGTGGTAATCGGCCCCACGCCGATCAACCAGGTCACGTTCGACCGGGACATCAAGCCCGTGAGCGGGATCGTGCCGGAGATTCTGGAATACGGCGGTTCGGCCGGCGTGATTGAGGAAGCCTTCCGGGGCGACGGCGGCCGGCTTATCTGGCGGCGGCGCGACCTGCGGCGGTACGGCAAGGTGGCGCTGGTGGGCAAGCTCCGGGCAAACCTGGCCGGCGGGCAAGCCATCCGGCTGCCGGATGGCAACTTCGTGGTGCCCACCGGCCATAACCGCTTCCGCACCTACCACGTGAAGGCCCGCCCGTACATGGGGCCGGCCTTCGAGCAGGAGAAGAAGAACCTGCCCGCCTTGTGGGCCGATAGCGTCCGGGCGGCCTGAGATAGGAGAACCACATGTCCGTGAAGTTTGGCATCGACGGCAAGCTGTACTTTTGCACCGCCGGCATAGGCAGCACGCCCACCTGGGTGGAACTGTCCGGCGTCAAGAACGTGACCCTAAACGTCCAGGGCAAGGAGGTGGACGTGACCACGCGGGCCTCGGGTGGCTTCGCGCTGGCCGACATCGCCCTGATGGACGCCTCCATCGAGTTCGAGATGCCCTTGGACCCCGATGACACGGGCTACCAGGCCGTCGAGACGGCCTTCTTCGCCCGCGCGCTGATCGGCATGGCCGTAATGTCCGGGGCGGTGGCGGCGGCCAAGAGCCGGGGCCTGTGGGCCGACTGCAAGATCACCCAGTTCAACCGCGAGGAGTCGCTGGAGGACGCGATGGTGGTCAAGGTCACGGCCAAGCCCACCCATTCGGCCAATCCTCCCCAGTGGAAGGTCATCAGCGGCTCGTAAGGGGGCCGCGCTAGAGCAGGCGAGCAGGAGAGCAGTCCAGCAGGAGAAAGACAAGATGAAGACCTTTACCGATAACGCCGGCCGCACCTGGACGGTCGCCATCAACGTGGACACGATCAAGCGGGTCAAGAGCCTGCTCTCCGTCAACCTGATGGAGGCCGTCGAGGGCAAGCTCCTGGAACGGCTCGTCTCCGACCCGGTGCTGCTGTGCGACGTGATCTACGCCGTCTGCAAGGGCGAGGCCGACGCCAAGGGTATCAGCGACGAAGATTTCGGCCGGGCCATGGCCGGGGACGCCATCGACCTGGGCACGCAGGCCTTGCTGGAGGAGTTGTGTGATTTTTTCCCGCAGGGCCGGCGGAAGTTGCTCCGCAAGGCCCTGGAAAAACTCCGCCGCCTGGAGACGCTGGCGCTGAATGCCGCCCAGACCCGGCTGGACGATCCCGACCTGGAGAGTCGCCTGCTGAAAGAGCTGCTTGCCCCGAGCCAGATCGAGGGGAGCGGCACTATCGCCTCTGCTGGCAACTCGGCGGGATCCTCGGCATCGATCCCGGAGGATACACCCTCCGGGAGCTGATCTGGATGGCGGAGGCGGCCTCGCGGGACGCCTGGGCGCACACCAGCGCCGTGCTGGCGATGCTGGCCAACGCCAACCGCGATCCCAAGAAGACCCAGCCGTTCAAGCCGGCGGACTTCGATCCCCACCGGGTAAGCGAACGCCCCGTGGCCAAGGTGAATATCGACGTGCTGAAGCACGTCTTCGTGGACCCCTTTGTGAAGGAAGGAGCAGAAGCATGAGCGGAAGGAAGCTGTTGATGATGGCCGTGCTGTTGGCGGCCTTGGCCTGCGTAGCCCTTGGCGGAGCAGGCTGTGGGAACGTGTACTTGCAGGGCGATGCGGCCACGGCCGCGGAGACCAGCACGCTGGACGCCTACCAGGCGGCGCAGCGCTCGGGCGCTACGACGACCTCCCAGCCGTCTTGGGAGCAATCCTACTTCGTCGAGAACTTCAAGCAGTGGCGCTTCTTCGTGCGCAGCGCCCGGAAAGACCTCTCCTGGGGTCCGAAATTGGAGGGCGAATAAGCCATGGCAGACCTGAACCAACAAGTGCAGAACCTGCTCGCCCGTGTGCCGGAGAGCCAGCGGCAGGCGGCGGGCGCGCTGCTCGTGCAGTACGGCCCGCAGTTCTTCCAGATGGCCCAGGACGATGCCTGGCAATACCTGCGGCGGTTGCTGGCCGGCGACCTGGACGTGGTGTCGGAACTGGACGCCCAACTCTCCAATGACCAGTTCATCGCCAAGGTGAAGGCCAACACCGCCCGCTGGGAGAACGTCGCCAACTACAACAAGGTGCGTGACGACCTCAAGAATGAAATCCTCCTCCGGCTGGCGCCCGTCGTGTTGGCGCTGCTCGCCGGCTTGGTGGGTCTTTAGCCGGGATACGACCGGCAGGAAGGTGGACCCCATGAACAAGATTCGCGAGTTCCTCAAGGGCAAGAAGGCGTACATCACGGCCGCCATCGGCCTGGCCGGGGCGGTCATCGCCTGGGCCGACGGCGATATCAACACCCCGGCGCTGCTGGCGGCGGTGTGGGCGGCGGCGCAGGCGTGCTTTATCCGCGCCGGGATCGCCAACGAGGTCGCCAAGGCCCAACCGTAGGTATGCGCAAGAAGACGGACCGAACCGCGGGGGGAGACGGTCCGATCCGTATCGCAAGCGGCGGCTTCTTGCGAAGGGCCGCTCGGACCTACGCAGAGTAATCGTTCTTCGTGACCCAATCAAGCAACGGGATGGTCAATCTTCATGGCCGACGCCAAAGGAATCCGAGCCGGGCGTGCGTTCGTCGAGCTATTTGCCGACGACAGCCAGCTCGTGCGCGGCCTCAAGAACGCCCAGCGGAAACTGGCGTCCTTCGGCACGGCTGTGGCCGGTCTGGGCAAGAAGCTCGCCGCCATCGGCACGGCCGTGGCCGCGCCCATGATCGCCAGCGTCAAGAGCTTCGCCTCGGCGGGCTCGGCCTTGCTGGAGATGAGCCAGCGGACGGGCATCTCGGTGGAGCGCCTGGGTGAACTGAAGTTCGCGGCCGAGCAGACGGGCGTGTCGGTGGAGGAGTTGGAGACCGGCGTCCGCAAGATGCAGAAGAACCTCGCCGAGGCGGCCAAGGGTTCCACCTCGGCGCGGCAGAACCTGGCGCTATTGGGCTTGACCATCCAGGACTTGGCCGGCCTGTCGCCCGATGAGCAGTTCAAGCTCATCGGCGACAGGCTGGCGCAGATCGAAGACCCCACCGTCAAGGCGGCCATGGCGATGGAGATCTTCGGCAAGAGTGGGACCAGCCTCCTGCCCATGCTGGCCAGCGGCGCGGCCGGGATTGACGCCCTTTCCCAACAGGCGCGGTCGCTGGGGATCGTCATGTCCACGGCCGACGCCGAGAGCGCCCACAAGTTCGAGCAGGCCTTGAACATCCTGTGGCGGGTCGTCCGCAGCGGGGTCAATGCCATCGGCGCGGCGCTGGCGCCCACGCTGACGGAACTGGCCGCCGTCGTGGGCAAGTACCTGGTCATGGCCGCTCAGTGGATCAGGCAGAATAGGGAACTGGTGCTGTGGGTCTTCAAGGTGGCCGTCGGCGTCGTGGCGGCCGGGCTGGTACTGGTGGGGCTGGGCTACGTCTTCATCGGCCTGGCCAAGGCCGTGGGTGTGCTGGTGACGGTCTGCCAGGTCGTTCACACCGTCCTGGCTGCGGTCGTGTCCGTCATTGCGTTCATGCTCTCACCCATCGGCCTGGTCATCGCGGCCGTGGTGGCGCTGGCCGGGTACATCTTGGTAACCAGCGGCGTAGGCG